GATCGAATGCTCGAATGCGGTCGGCAAGAAGCTCGGTCGTGAGCTCACCTCAAGCATCCTGATTCCGTCGGAAGTTCTGCAGCGCCCCCTCGGAGAAGCCGCGCAGCGCGCGATGGCGACGACTCCCGGCGCGAAGGGCGGTTATCTGGTGAACGTCCAGAACATGGGCTTCATCGACATTCTGCGCAACCGCTCCGTGGCGATGACCATGGGCGCCCGTGTGCTGTCCGGTCTGCAGGGCAACGTCGTGTTCCCGCGTCAGACTGGCAAGAACAGCGTTACGTGGCAGGCCGGTGAAGGCACGAGCGTCACCGCTGGTGATCAGGCGCTTGGTCAGCTCAGCATGACGCCGAAGACCTGCATCGCGATCACGGACGTGTCGGAGCAACTGCTCGCCCAGTCCTCGCCGTCGGCGGAGGCCTTCGTGATGGCGGACCTCGCGAACGACGTTGCGATCGACGGCGTCGACTCGGCGGTGATCAACGGTACCGGTGGCGCACAGCCGCTCGGCATCAAGAACACCACCGGCATCACGTCCGGTCAGGACGCAGCCTCTGCCACCTACGCCAAGATTCTGGCGTTCGTCTCCACCGCTGGCGGTTCGAACGCGATTCGTGGCAATCCGGGCTGGGTGACCAACACGGCGGGCGCCGCGAAGCTCATGCAGGTGCAGCGCTTCACCAGCACGGACACCCCGCTGTGGACCGGCAACATGCTGGACGGAAACCTGGTGGGCTTCCGCGCCATGTCGTCCGAGCAGCTCGCGTCCGGCAACCTGATCTTTGGAAGCTGGGATGAGGTCGTGATCGGTGAGTGGGGCGTTCTCGAGCTCTCCACCGACAACGGCGGTACGCGCTTCAATCAGGCGCAGGTCGGCATCCGCGCGATGTGGATGGTCGACGTGCTGCTGCGTTACCCGCAGGCGTTCGTGGTCTCCACGAACCTCTCGTAATGAGTACGTACCGCGCGCTTCGCGGTGTCTGTGTCGGCCCCGGCAAGCATCTCGCTGCCGGGGAGACCACCGCAGAGCTGGACAAGGCAACAGCTCAGTTTCTCGTCTCGATAAAGGCCGTCGAAGAAGTGAAAGACGAGCCCAAGAAGGACGAGCCCAAAGAATCCGCGCCGGTCGAGAAGGCCGGCAAGTCGAAGGAGAAATAACCCATGCTTCTGAATCAGGCTTCGGCCGCAACCTCCACTTCCCTGCTCGATGCGCTCTCGGCGGCGGCCACGGCCAACGCGACGAGCGGCAGCGGCAAATGGCTCGACGTTCGTGCGTACGACGGCGAGATTCTCGTGACGCAGAATCTCGGTTCGGTTACCGGAACGATCGCGGGCAAGCTCCAGTCGGCCACTGATGCCAATGGCACCGGCGGTGCGGACATTTCCGGCTACACGTTCGGCACGAACACTGCCAACAGCACGTCCACGATCGCTGTCGACCCGAAGAAGGTGGTCGGTGGCTTCCTGGGTTACGTGGGCACGATCGCGACCGGCCCTTCGCTCGTCAGCGTCGTGGCTTCAGGCAAGAAGAAGATTGTCTGATGCTCGAAACGGACGCCGATCGCCTGAACATGCTTCGGGCGCTCGGCGGTTCCGATGACGTGCGGGTGCGCGGAATCCAGATCACTGGACTGCTCGATAAGTCGCCACTTCAATCATCGTTTGAGCAGATCGAAGTGAGTACGGACACCGTAGTGCTTCACTGCCTGATGACTGACGTGCGGGCAAACGGGTTCGCGCAGGGCGATTCGGTCGAGTACCCGGGCGATCCGGATACCTACTTCGTCGCGGACATTCAGGACGAAGCCGGCGTGGCCATTCTGGAACTGCGCAAGGAATAGTCGGTGCACGCCAGTGATGTGGTTCTGCAGGCATTCGTCGCCTTGCTGCAGGACATCGACGGCCTTCAGGATCACGTCGTCACGGACGAAGAAAAGATCGCGAAGGATAGCGATTTGCCGTGGGCATGGATCAACGCCGGAGACGAGAATCTAACGGCCGAGACTCTTTCCGCCAAGAAAACGCGCGAGCTTGGCGTGAACGTCGACCTTCTGGCCCGCGGGCGTTATCAGGCCGTGCAAACCGCGAATGACCTCGCCGCGAAGATCGAAGATCGAATCGATGCCGACCGTACGCTCGGCGGCGTTGTCGGAAACGCGGTACTGCAGACGATTACACGAGAGACCACCGATGTGGCTGCGCATGTGCGGCTCATCTATCTCGTGACCTTCTGGACGCGCGCGGGCGCGGCGTCCACACCAGTTTAACTGATCCCACTTTGCCGATCCGGTTCACGCCGGAGGGCGGCGTTCGTTCAGAGGAAATCGAAACATGACTGAGAATGTCACTGGCTACGGCTGGCGCCTGGAAGTCGGCGCAGCCTCTGGCACGTCGCTGCCTGCTGAGGGTTCGGAAACGTGGTCTCAGGTACTCGACATCGAGGATCTGACGCCGCCTTCCCCGAGCCGCGATGTTCAGGAGTGGTACGTCCTGGACTTGGCGGCATCGAAGAAGATTCCAGGCAGCATCACCTACTCGCCGTGCACGGGTACGCTCACGCGCGCATACGGCGATACGATCCAGAACCGGCTGGAAGATGACGCCAATAGCGGCTCACCCGTGAAACGGAACTTCCGAATCATCGCTTCGGACACTGGTCTTGAGCGGCGCTTCTGGCAGGGATACTGCTCGAAGTTCGAGGTGCAATCCGTCACCAATCAGGACCGCGCGAAGATCGCATACGAGATCATCGTGGACGGCACCGTGACGATCACTCGATGAGTGAGATGGACGATATCCTTGCGCGCCTTGAGGCCGAGGCGACGCAGGTCGAGCGCATCGACACCTCATTCGGCCCGTTCTACATGCAGGGCATATCAGGGGAGCGCAACTGGCACCTGCTGAAGGTTCAGGAAGACCTTCTGAAGCGCGGGTCAACGCGAGTTCCACCGGCCTACATCGTTGCGATTGCGATCTGCAATCCGGACGGATCGCCGCTCCACGAGGAACTGGTAGATACCCTGAAGCTCATCAGCAGGATGAAGCGGGAGAGAGTGGACGAACTCTACGGGCACGCGCTGCGGGTCACGGGACTCGGCGCGCGCGCGCTGGAGGACGGCGAAAAAAAATCCTCGAGCAGCCAGAGCTCGGAGTCTGGC